TTCTAGCTCGGTTTGAGTCATGGTGTTATCTCGAATTACGTGTTGGCGCTGGCAAGTCTGCCCAATTTACAGCAATTTCCCGTAGGCCGTTGCTGTAAATAATCCCAGCATCATCTTGCCGATTTTCATCAATATCTACGCGCCACCGGCGGACGGCTTCGGCGTAAGCGCGGGCTTTCGTCAACGGCTTGATGCACAATGTCGGCACGTTAAAATAAGTTTTCATGGTGTTAGCTCCGTACGGCCATGCGTCGAATATCACGCGCAAGCGAACCGATAAATTGACACGCGACGCCATCAATGTAAGAGCCTTCTTTCAGCTTCCAGCCAAGCCCTATCTCAGAGAGCCAGCCGTTGATCTGATCATTCATATCGATTGTGCGCGGGTCAATGCCGCTGTGCAGATAGATCAGCACTGAGCGCGCGATCCGGGTAGCTGTCGAAATTGTGATTTGAGTCATGGTGTCATTCTCCAGAAATAGATTGCCAAGGGTAAACCCCAAACCGCCGCCACGGCCAGGGCTTCAAGTAGGGCGCGGATCATCAGAATTGAACGTAAACGATAGCGCCATCGGCAGTAGTGCCGCAGATTTGCGTTTCATCGTTCAAGTAGTCCAGAACGCATTCCAGAACGTCATCTTCTGCTACGTCTTCTAAATCAATGTCGTAACTGACAGCGATAGATTCGGGCGTATCTTCTGAAAATTCGCCGCAAAGGGCGATAACATCAAGCTCATACTGCTCGCCTAAACTTCCCTCTTGTTCTTCCAGATAGTCAAATAGTACGAGCTTGGCCTGGTAACTAAATTGATCTTTACGTCCAGCATGGTAAAACGCATCACAGAATTCTGAAAAGCCGATTGTCTGAATCATGGTAATTATCCTAAAGGATCGCGCTAAAATCAGCGCCATAAATGCCCTGATTACAAGGCATTTAAAGCATGGATTTAAGCCGTTAAATACCGATTTGTTGCACCGTTTAAGTGTTTATCGAAAATACTTGAAGCAATAGCGCCTTCATTGCCGCGCTGGTGCGAGCGGATGTAGCAGCACTCAGCGTCTTTGGCGGTGTTATCCAATACTTTCCCGATACCAGCGCCGTCAACGACGTTCCGCGCCAGGGTAAGCCGGGTGACGTGGTTCTCACCGTCAATCAAGTCTTTTAAGCGGGACAGAACAGCGTCAATAAACGCCGGATTACCATCGATGCGAACACCGCAGGCACCGTAAGTTGACCCCTTGGCCTTGTACGGGATAGCTTCAAAGTGCTTCATAATTGGCATGTTATCGGGCAGTGATTTCCATGCAATGAGACAATCGGCCTTTTTCATATTTAACTTTCAAAGGTTGCGCAGTGTCAAAACAACATTGCCTGATACCCTGCACGCAGGGCATGGAGCAAGGGCTTAACGAGCGCAGGGGATAGAGGCGGATCGAGCGGCGACGTCGGCGGCGGTAATCGGCGGAAGGTCATATAAGGTATTGGCAACCCTAAATTCCTGATCACTGTGTTTAGTCGTAAAGTAGAGTAGATCGCGCGCAAATAAAGCCTGTCGCTTTAGTGGCGTGGTTATAACTTTACCGTTACATTGGCAAAACACCCATTGCCATGAGTCATTGATTTTCACTTGTAAAGCCATAATTTACCTTTTCGCACCGAAGTGTATAGTTGAGATACGGGATAGCATCCCCGATAACGCACCGTAATGCGCTATCAGTGATGTTAGATATGCGCGAGAACCGAAGCGTCAAGCGATTTGACGTTGTGCCATGTACCGCCTGCGGTGGCATAAGTACCGGCTTTAAGGCCTTTGAGCGATTCTTTCCAATTGTTATCGCATTGGCTGTTCAAAAACCCGTGCATAGCGTCCGAGGTTTTGAAGGCCTTGATTTGCATACGGAATTTTGAACCACCGAATGAACCAGTGTGCTTTTCAATTGTGAACATGATGTACTTTCAAGGTTACGCGCTAGAGTGCGCAAGTGAATTTTAAGACTGTTGCAAGGGTATGCAATAGGTGTTTACCATTAGCCTAGTTTGTAAGGCAATACATTGCATAGTAGGGCTTGAGGCGAGGGTTTAACGGCTTAAGTCCGCATGTAGTGGGCGGACATCGTGCAAGGCACGGCGCTCACGATGCCACGAGCGCCGCCGAAGGGCAGGGTCGCAGTGGCGAGTTTCTCAGCAGCTTTAGGGCTTGCGAAGAAGTCGGTAAACGCGCCGATAGAATTGCCTTTGAAGGCATAGGCAGGTACGTCAACTCGGTAAATGGTAGCGCCAGCAGCAGCCAGTTTTTTGATAGTGGTGCAGAGGATCATGATGTTGTCCCCGATGGGGTAATGATGCCAGCGAGGGCCATCGCGATAAAAACTGCGAATGCGGCCATACAGCCAAGGAAAATGAGCAGGCCTGGGTCGATTTTGCGGGGCATAATTTTCTCCTTTATTTCGCACCAGCAAGATCGCCAATGCATGTAAACAATCTTAAGCTCAAAGCACGATTGTCAACCTAGTACAAACCCCAACAAACCACTGATCCTTCATACAGTAGCGTAAACCCTATAGAATCAAAGGCATGACACACCTGCAGCTACTCGACACAATCGGCATAGACGCTATTTGTCAAAGGATAGAAGCCGGTGAAAGCCAGGTTGAGATACAAAGATGCCTGGGTGTGAGCATTGCAGCGCTGAATGCTTTCTTGCAGCGGCCCGGCCACTTAGAGAGTTCCGCACGTGCGCGGAGTATATCAGCCGAATCATGGCTCGATAAAGGCCTGCAGGCGATAGAATCAAGTATGTCGAAGAGCGGCGATATCGATCCACATGCAGCTCGAGCGTTTGCGCAGGAATGTGCCAGGCGAGCGTCTATTCGTAACCCGCAATATAGAGAGCGTACCAGCGTCGACGTTACTGGCACCACAATCAACATACGGGCTTTGCTTGATTTGAGAGAACAGCGCTTGCAGACGATTGATGCCCAGGTGATAGATGAACAGCGTGCTATCGGCAATGGCGCCGTGTAGGCTGTGCCTAGTCACTCACCCGGCATCTGACGACAATGCCTGCAGGCGCAATCGGGCAACGCTTAGGCTCGCACGGTCCTTGCCTGCTGTGGTAGTCCACACAATCCCTTCACCCTTGGTAGTTCACGCTTCACGTCATGGGCAGTATCTGGACACAGCCAAACGCAGGGCATATCGCACAGCCTGGGCCAAGGCAAAGCGTAGGGCAAAGTGACGGCGCATCCCTCCCCCTCCCCCTGCCTCCCTCCCTCCCCTGCCCCTCCCGGGTAGGGCCTCGCCGGGCCCCTGCTTCTGGTGCGGCCCTTGCTGACAATTTTTTATAATCCGCGCAATTTTTTTTAAGTTTGCGAAGGGGGATTGATTGTGTGTTGACGTGAAGGACTCACATCTGCGTGGGACTTAGGATTTGGTGGGCGAAAGGCTTTCCGTGGGCAAAAGACTGCCAGACCACAGTGAAGTGATCTTTCAGTCTATTTCTCGCATCCGGAGGCTACTTGAGTATCCGTATGGGGATGCACGAATGCTTACTTGTGCAACTTGGGGACTTTCCTGCTGTAGCGCAGTCCTGCCTTGTTCCCCAGAGCATCCGGTAGCAGGTGGACTTGAACCCCCTGGCCTAGATAGCTCAGACTTCAATGTGTGCTTGGCTTCTTCTTTGCACGTTTTCGGTTGACGGTAAGAACGTTGATTGTTGAGCGTCCTGGCTGCTGGCTTGTCCTTTGTGGAATCCTCCACTTGACTCAGCTTCCTGCCTGACCTCCTGAACAACATAGCCCGATAGAGCCGCACCTAGTAGCCGTAGAAACGAAAAAGCCAACTTTACATTGTCCCCGGTGGAAACCCCTTGCGGGGCGGAGACAATGGAAAACTGGCTTTAACTTCAATTACTTTCCACGGCAACATTTGTAGGATAGCATCAATTCAGGAAAAGTTCAATTTATTTTGATATAGTTGCTAAATGAATGAAAACCAGTCTTTAATCCTTGCCCGAATGCTTGAGAAGGACTTGTATCTTAGTCCGTACAAGTTTGCTTTGTATGCTTATGACTGGGGTGTAGGGGATTTGAGGGCTTTTAGTGGGCCGAGGAAGTGGCAAAGAGAGGTAATGGAGGAGATTGAGCGGTATCTGAAGGATTCTTTGGAGACAAAGAGAACTACAGGCAAGTTTCCTGACTTTTTTCGATATGCAGTAGCTTCTGGTCGGGGGCCGGGGAAGTCTGCACTTGTAGGGATGTTGGCTCATTGGTTCATGTCAACCAGGATAGGTGGAAGTACATGGGTAGCAGCCAATGGCGAGCCTCAACTTAGGACGAAGACATTCCCTGAGATAGCGAAGTGGGTGGCTAGGGGGATAAACAGTGAGTTTTTTGACATAAACGCCACAAGTATCCAGCCGAGTCTGTGGTTTAAGCAGTTTATTGAAAGTCCAGAAGGATTGTCCAAAAACACTCGCTATTACTACACCAACGGACAACTATGGAGCAATGAAAATCCTGACGCATTTGCAGGTGCTCATAATTACGATGGTGAGATGGCGATATTTGACGAGGCTTCGGGCATTCCAGATGTGATCTGGACGGTTCAGGAAGGTGTGTTTACTGAGGACATTGTGGACAGGTTCTGGCTAGCATTCAGCAATCCGAGGGCTAACCAGGGGGCATTTTTTGAGTGTTTTAACAAAAACCGTGATCTTTGGAAGACGAAACAGATTAATTCAAGAAATGTAGAAGGCATCAGTACAACAACGTTTGACAACCTGATTAGCCAGTTTGGAGAGGACTCGGATGAGGCTAGGGTTGAAATCTATGGAGAATTCCCAAATACGGGAGAGGATCAGTTCATTGGATCACTATTGGTAGATGATGCACAGGCTAGGCCCAAGTGGAAAGACAACACCGCTCCGATTATCATTGGTGTTGACCCGGCCAGGGGTGGATTAGACAGTACGGTTATTGCAGTTCGCCAAGGTAGGGATTTGGTAGCAATCAAGCGGTATAAGGGCGAAGACACTATGGAAGTTGTAGGGAGGGTTATTGACATGATCGAGGAATGGCACCCGGCTTTAACTGTGATTGATGAAGGTGGTTTAGGATATGGAGTTCTGGATCGTCTTAAAGAACAGAAATACAAAGTAAGAGGTGTAAACTTTGGCAGTTCCTCAAAAACGCCCATGATGTATGGCAATAAACGTGCCGAAATGTGGGGTGAGATGAGAATATGGTTAAAAACAGCCAGCATTCCTGCCGATAAACTATTGAAAAGTGATCTTATAAGCCCGATGAAGAAGCCCGATAGCAAGGGTACTATCTACTTGGAGGGTAAAAAAGAGATGAAAGCAAGGGGTTTAGCCAGTCCCGATGCCGCCGACGCACTAGCGGTGACGTTCGCGTTTCCGGTTGCACATAGCGAAAAAGTAATTAGAATGGCGCAAAAGTCATACTCTGGGCATACTCAATCACAATCATGGATGGCCTCATAATGGCAACCAACAACCTTGCGACAGCATTTCCCAACTCTTTTGCTCAGGCAACGCCTAGGCAACAGTTTATGGGTTTGTTGGCTGATAGCTTGAAGTGGCCTTTGTCGCCTAAGCGTACTCAGCAGATGCAGGGCGCGGCTGAGTTTTTTGGGATACCTGCGCTTCAGAGGACTGCTGATGAGATTTCATACGGTGGGGCTTTGGGTACTGGTAAAGGAATGACGTGGCAACCAAAGTCCGATACGGTAGAATCTGCTTTGATGTTGGCGCCAAATGCCTTTATTGCTAAACGGCTTGCTGGCAGAGCTGCAAAGACCCTTGCTCCAACGGCCAATGAGATGGCACGCGTAGCCATTGAGAGGCGGCTTGTTAATATTGGTGGAATACAACCCGCTATCGTGTGGCACGGTTCCCCGCACAAGTTCCCGCCGACCAAAAACAATCCGCTGGGCGAATTTGACTCAAGCAAGATCGGCACGGGTGAGGGTGTGCAGGCTTACGGGCATGGGATTTATACCGCTGATGCGCCGGGGGTGGCTCAAGAATATCGACGCGCTTTAAGCACTCCGTCTGGCCCGCAAAATGACGTAGTTAATTCTTATTTGAAAGATGCAGGCGGCGATAGGGTTAAAGCCGTGAAAGATTTGAAGGAATATACCGGCTATGACACAAAGGGTCCTTTTGCTTTGGACGCATCACGCAAAGCACATTTAGACGAGCTAATAAACCTTATGGAAAATCCACCGGGGTTTATATACAAAGTAGGCCTTCCCGACGAACACATAGCCAAGATGCTCAATTGGGACAAGCCACTGAGTCAGCAGGCACCAGGGGTGCGGGCGGCTTTGCGCAAAGCATTACCGCCTGGCTATGTGAACGGGAAATTTATAGATCCATATTCATCACAGCGCACAGGATCGGGGCTTATGGATGATCTTAAGCTGCTAGCAAACAAGGGGGCTCCGGGAATGCGAACGCCCGAAGATGCAATGAAGGCCCAAGGCATCCCCGGCATCCGCTACCTAGACCAAGACTCACGCGCCGGTGGTGCTGGTACAAGCAACTACGTCGTATTTCCTGGTGGAGAAGACTTCCTCAAGATTCTTCAGCGCAACGAACAGACTGCAGCAAAATAGTATGGCACATGACAAAGAATTCATTGATTTAATGCTTGGCCGTTTTACCATGGCCAGCTCCGCATTGAGCGACAGCCGTGAAAATGAGCTGGATGATCTGAAGTTCCTTGCTGGTTCGAGTGACAACAATTGGCAATGGCCATCTGATGTCTTAAGTACCCGTGGTTCAGTACAAGGGCAGACGATCAACGCCCGTCCTTGCCTGACAATCAACAAGCTTCCCCAGCACGTCCGACAAGTCACAAACGAGCAACGCCAGAACCGTCCAAGCGGGAAAGTAATTCCCACAGACGATAAGGCTGATATTGCGGTAGCAGAAATATATGAAGGGATGGTTCGGCATATTGAGTACATCTCCGATGCTGATGTAGCTTACGACACAGCCTGCGAGAACCAGGTCACCTATGGTGAAGGGTACTTCCGCGTCTTGACTGAATACTGCCAAGACAATGGGTTTGAGCAAGACATTCGGATTGGGCGCATTCGAAACTCGTTTAGTGTCTATATGGACCCGATGATACAAGACCCTTGTGGGTCGGATGCCCAATGGTGCTTCATTACCCAAGACATGCTCAAGGCTGACTACGAGCGCGAATTTCCAAACGCTACCCCCATATCAGCAATGATGGCGCAAGGTGTTGGGGATAGTTCG